CTTTGCAATGTTTGATGTAAAACTAAATCCACCACAAAACTTTGCAAGTTATCGTCAAGCAGAACTTGATAATAATAGAATTGGCACATTCTCACAAATGAGTGCTATACCTTATATTTCTAACAGATTTGCTATGTCACGTTTCTTAGGAATGAGCGAAGAAGAAATTGCAGAGAATGAACGTTTATGGCGTGAAGAAAACGATGAAAATCTACAACCAACTGATGCAGAAGGCAGTGCAGAAATGCGTTCAGCTGGTGTAACTGGTGGAGACTTAGGTGGAGACTTAGGTGGATTAGAAACAGGATTAGATGACGACTTAGGCGGCATTGATGGCGGTGAAGATACTCCTCCAGAAACTACAACAGCTGACGACTTAGGAGGTGCCGATTTAGGCGAGCCTACAGATCAAACAGTTTAATAAAGGTAAATAGTATTATGATATTAAGAGAATTGTTTTATTTTGATGACGAAACTTTAGAACCTACTGAAAATGATAGGTACGATGCTTCTGATGATAAAAGCATTATGCAAATGTCTGATACTAGAAAAGCAAAACTTACACTCAAAAACATCAATAAAGTGCGTAAAGCAAGTGACATGAAACGTTCAGAAGAAGTCGAAGAGTTAAATTTTGTTAAACAAATGTATGGAATAGCAGCACAAGCACAAGCTGGAATTTAATGTCTGATATAGCCTTTGTGCTTGGAAATGGCACAAGTCGAAAACAAATTTCAATACCTACACTAAAAGAACATGGCACTATCTATGCCTGTAATGCAGTTTATAGAGAATGTGCAGTAGATCATTTAATTGCAGTTGATACTAAAATGGTTATGGAAATTGCAAGCCACGGTTATTATAAAGAACACAAAGTATACACTAATCCTAACAAATATTCACAAACAGTTGAAGGTTTAAATTTACTAAATCCTAATAAAGGATGGAGTAGTGGTCCTACTGCCTTATGGTTGGCTAGTACACACAAATATAAAACAATTTACATTTTAGGCTTTGATTACTTAGGTATTGGTAGCGATAATGATAAAGTAAATAACCTGTTTGCAGATACAAAAAATTATAAAAGAAGTGACGAACGTGCTACATATTATGGTAATTGGGTACGTCAAACTACTATGACTATAAACACTAATCCTAGGACTAAATACATCCGAGTAACAGAAAATAATAGAGGGTTTGTACCAGATCAATTAAAAGATTTGCAGAACCTATATCATCAATCAATACCTGAATTTGTTCAAAAATTCAGTTTAAAAGTATTACCTGTGTAAAAACACGCTGTTTTTACACCATTTTAAGCGTATATTTTAAATAAAGTGTAAATATAATAGACAGCCTTGTAACAATTAAAGGAGAAAAACATGACTGAACGCAACAAGTTTGAAGAGATGCTTGAGCGCCTAGTAAACGAAGACCGTACTGGTGCAGAAGAACTTTTCCATGAAATCGTGGTAGAAAAATCACGTGACATTTACGAAACACTACTATCTGAAGATGAAGTTGAAGTTGAAGAAACAACTGATGAAGAAGTAGATGAAGCAACTGACGAAGATCTAGATGAATCAGATGATGAAGACCTAGACGAAGCAACTGATGAAGAATTAGACGAAGCTGACGAAGAAGTAGAAGAAAGCTTCTTTGATGAGCCACAAGTTGAAGGCGATCCAGCTGACGACATGGCAGCAGCAATTGAAATGCCTGGAATGGACGACGAAGCCGGCGATATGGACATGGAACCAGATATGGGCATGGACGACGAAGACGAAGGTGATGTAGAAGATCGTTTAACTGACATCGAAGATATGCTTGACGAATTAAAAGCAGAATTTGATCAAATGATGGGCGACGAAGCACCAGCTGATGATGACATGGGCGACGAAATGCCAATGGATATGGATTCAGAAGAAGGTGACGACGACGAAGCTGAAGAAGAAGCGTATGCTTTTGAAGCAGACGAAGAAGTAGAAGAAGCAACTGATGAAGAAGTTGACGAATCTGCTAAGTCAGCAGGCGAAATCATGCGTGAGTACACAGACAAAGTAACAGCGTCAATGGGTGATGCAGGTACAGATGGTACAAAATCAGCAGTAGCAAAACCAAACAATATGGGCGGAACAAGTGCTAATATTGCAAAAGGTTCAGCTGATGAAACAGGCAGCAAAGCAGCAGCACCAAAAACTGACGATCACGGTAACGTGAACAAACCAGGTGGTAAAGCTTCAAAGTCAATGACAGCAGCAAAAAAACCAGCAATGGCAGGCAGCGACGATAAAGCAGCCGGCTCAATGCTAAATGGTGCTCCAAAAAGAGCAAAGTAATTAAGGACTGATTGATGAATTTAATTCAAGAACATCTGAGTTTCGACCAAGCTAAAATTGTTGTTGAGTCTGCTAATGAAGGCAAAGATCTTTTTATGAAAGGTATTTGTATTCAAGGCGGAGTACGCAACGCAAATCAGCGTGTTTATCCCGTTAACGAGATTGGCAGGGCTGTCACCACACTCAACGAACAAATAAGTGGTGGCTATTCAGTGTTGGGAGAAGTAGATCATCCAGAAGGACTTAACATTAACTTGGACCGTGTAAGCCATATGATCTCAGAAATGTGGATGGATGGACCAAACGGTTATGGCAAGTTAAAAATCTTGCCGACTCCAATGGGACAATTAGTAAAAACAATGCTTGAAAGCGGCGTTAAGCTAGGTGTTTCGTCTCGTGGGTCAGGCAATGTAAAAGAAGATGGATCAGGAGAAGTAACTGATTTTGAAATAATCACCGTGGACGTAGTGGCTCAGCCCAGCGCCCCCGGTGCTTATCCTACACCAATTTATGAGCATCTTATGAACACCCAGGGTGGTTTAAAGGCGTTCCATACAGCTAGGGAAGTACAAGGCGACAAAAAGGCACAAAAATATATTAAAGAGAGTCTATTAAACATAATAGACAAACTCCAGTGACCAAGGAGAAACAAATGAATGATGCACTGAAATCACTCTTTGAAAACACTGCTATTTCAGAAGAAGTTCGTACAGAACTTGAAGAGGCATGGAACGCTAAGGTGAAAGAAAATCGCCTTGCTGTTACTGCTGAACTACGTGAAGAGTTTGCAGGCAAATATGAGCATGACAAACAAACTATGGTTGAAGCAATTGATTCGTTAGTAACTGAAAAACTAGCTGAAGAAATTGCAGAATTCCAAGACGATCGTAGACAGCTTGCAGAAGCAAAAGCTAAATTTGCTGTTGCACAACGTGAAAACGCAAACCTACTAAAGGATTTTGTGTTAGAATCGTTGAAAAAAGAAGTAACAGAATTACACTCAGATCAAAAAGCAATGGCTGACAAGTTTGTTGCAATGGAAGAGTTTGTAGTAGAGTCACTTGCTAAAGAACTTGCAGAGTTTTATGAAGATAAAAAGGACCTAGCCGAAACTAAAGTACGTTTAGTACGTGAAGGTAAAAGTCAACTTGAAAAAGTTAAGTCTAACTTTATCAAGAAAAGTGCAGCATTAGTATCGGAAACAGTAGGTAAAGGATTGAAACAAGAAATTACCGCACTTAAAGAAGATATTGATAGCGCACGTAAAAATGACTTTGGTCGCAAAATATTCGAAGCATTTAGCAACGAATATACACATAGCTTACTAAATGAAAAGTCTGAAACAGCAAAACTATTAAAAGTAGTTAGCACTAAAGACAAGCAAATTAGAGAAGCTCGTGAAGCTGCGGCAAAGGCAATAAGACTTGCAGAAGCGCAAGACACAAAGATTAAACAAATCAATGAGTCAGTCGCTCGCAAAGACACAATTAATGAACTGACTGCTCCTCTAAACAAGGATCAAAAGGAAATTATGACAGACTTACTGGAATCTGTACAAACGAAGAAACTTCGTGAATCGTTTGACAAGTATCTATCGGCAGTTATTGACGGTAAAAGTCCAGCAAAGAAGAAGGCAGTATTGGCAGAGGCAAAAGAAATAACAGGCAACCGTGAGCAATCACAACCAAATGACATACAAGCAAGCGCAGAAGATAGTAACGTAATTGCTATTAAGCGTTTAGCTGGATTATAATAAGGAGAAACCAATGTCAGAACTATTAGAAAGTCGCTGGCACGATACAAAAAGCGCACTTCTTGAAGGCCTAGCAGGCACAAAGAAAGCAGTAATGGCTTCCACACTAGAAAATACTCGTAGGTATTTAATGGAGACTGCAACTGCTGGTGCTACATCTGCCGGTAACATCGCAACACTAAATCGTGTGATTCTTCCAGTAATCAGACGTGTTATGCCAACAGTCATCGCTAACGAGATTGTGGGTGTACAACCAATGACTGGTCCAGTGGGTCAAATCCACACATTAAGAGTACGTTACTCAGACACAGCTGATGACGCAACAGCAGGTGAAGAAGCATTAAGCCCATTCAAACTAGCTATTGGTTATTCAGGTGATGAAGCTGGTTCCGATGCTGGTAAAGCTAACGCTACAGCAGCAATGGAAGGTAGTGCCGGTAACAAACTAAGCATCCAGATCCTAAAACAAACTGTTGAAGCGAAAACTCGTAAGTTGAGTGCTCGTTGGACGTTTGAAGCGGCTCAGGACGCTCAGTCACAGCATGGTATCGATGTTGAAGCAGAAATTATGGCTGCTCTAGCACAAGAAATTACTGCTGAAATTGACCAAGAGATCATTGCATCTCTATACAGCCTAGCAGGTTCAGCTGAATCAGACGTACAGTTTGATCAAAACAGCGTATCTGGTACAGCTACATTTGTTGGTGACGAACATGCTGCTCTAGCAGTT